GGCAGTATCTTAAACTTGCCATAACCATTTGGACCGTCCATCCACATTTCTGTAATCATATGGCTGACACGATCCAAATTGATCTTAAGGTCATCTGGATGATCTACTTCACCTAATACGCTGTATCCTCCTGAGATCTGATCGTTCAAGGTTTTGACAGCTCTTTCTATCTCGTCTACAGGATATATTCTCTGGTTGGCATTTTTAATACCTCCCTGAATACAAATACCTTTCATATAAAGGTCTTTGCCATTCTCTCCATGACTTTCGACCACGACACGTGCCTGATCGAAACTCAAGTTTTCTCGTAAGTAGCTCATCTATGTGTGTTTACTTGGCTCTTTTTGGTGCGCCGTTAATTGGGCTCTTAGTATTAATTCCACCTACTTGTCCTTGTGGACCACCTGTTCCAGCACCCCAACCTTGACCTTCTGCTGGGCCTTTCTTCTCTGGACCATGACCAGGCTCTTTCTTCTTGAATGCTGTTTTACCAGCCTTTCCACCTGGAACATTGATGTTACCACCATCTTGTAGTTGAGGCTTACCTTGTTTAAACACACCATTGCCTTCAATTGTACTACCTGCACCTACTTCTTTACCTTTGTATTCACCACCATTTAGAATGTTGGCTGTTGTACCACCCATATCATTCTTCATGTTGTCGATAATACTTTTTGTGTTGGCACCATCATCACCCATCTTACCCCAAGTGTTATAGTTACCACCACCTACTTTTTCTACGTATTCGCGGATGAAGTCTTCGTCTGTTTTCTCATCATCTGAATCATCGTCATCATCGTCACGCTTCTCAAATGCCATTGCATCTTTTACTTCATCATCTTCTTCGTCACCCATGTCTGGCTCTTCACCACCCATGTCGCCACCGAACTCATCACCACCTTCTTCACCGCCTTCGTCACCCATTAGGCTTTCAAATTCGTCTCTTAGTGCTTCTAGTTCTGACTCTAGGTCGTCTAAACGGTCACCTAGTTCTTCTTCACCGCCCATACCCATGTCCATGTCGCCGCCCATTTCGTCGTCGCCGCCCATGTCGTCCATACCACCCATGTCATCGCCGCCTTCAATATCGCCTAACATGTCATCTGTGGCATCTTGCATACCCATCATGCCTTCCTCTTCAGGAGGTGGCATCATGCCCATATTCTCTTCTACATCATCTTCATCATCGTCATCACGACTTTCTTCAGTTTCTTCTTCCTCGAAGTCATCGGCTAGTAGATTCTCGTAGATTTCGCGACTCTTGGCCACAACTATATCATGAAATAATTCTCGTGCCTTAGTTTCCTCATCGTTGATAAGGTACTCAAGCATCTGTTCGAACTTTGAACGATCTCCCATTTTGGTCTCCTATAGGTAATGAGCTGTCAACTATTATTTACATATAACTAAAAAAACCGGTACATAATGGTAGAAAATCAGCGTATTTTCTTCCATCCTTGTAATAAATTCCTAAATTCTTCATAGGTTATTTGACTATAGTTATCATACCTCCATTTTGGATCAAAGAAATTTGGAATACTTACTCGTATATACCTAATTTTGGGATTTTCTTTAATTATAGTTTCTGTTTGCTTGTACCAATTACCATAGTAAGTTGCTGGGTCTATACTGCGTTTATAATTGTCTGTGTCAGCAAATACATTATTCAATTTACCTTCTAAGCCTTCATAATCAAATCCAAAAATATAAATTTCATTAGGATCATGCTTAGTACAAAGATTAAGAGCAGTGGGTCCGCTACTCCATCCTACATTAGGATCTATAAAATTAAAGTTCTTATAATGAGATCTACTTACAAAAGGATAAGTCCAAACCTCATGATATAATTGATAATCACTCTTGGCTATCTCATCAATCATCTTGCGATCTACTGCTATAAGAAAATCAGGAGTGTATTCTCTATAAACAGCATTACAAGCATAGATTAATCCATAAGGTCTGACTTCACTAAAATCTATGTTTAATCGTGTTCTGCCGTTACCGAACACGAAATTTCGTCTCATAATGGTTTACGACGACACATCCAAGCAACTTGTTGAAACTCATCACGCATGTAATCTTCTAAATTATTTCTGTCTATAGTTTCTTGAATGTCAGCATCAGTAATTTCGCACCAATTCCATATACGATGATTAATGGCCTCTTCAAAATATTCAACATTTCTTACATAATCATGTGCCATAATAAAGTCACCTGGTTTAATGTGATCTGCAAGTAAATTTACTTCCATTTTCTTTAAACCACCATCACAAAGTAGTACAGTTGTACCTAGACGCTGTAAATTATTAACTATTTCATCTCTGTTGCTATCACGAATATTTTGATAATCATCTGTAAAAAGATTACAAATTCTTACTTTTATACCCTCATTACTAAGCATACTATACCATCCTTGTGGATATAATTCATAACTGATCATTTCATATTCGTGACCTACTTCTTTTAATAATCTATTAAGTGCTAGGCTTGTAGCACCTTGTCCTATTCCAATTTCTACAACCGTACTAGGCTTTATAAGATGAAAAAATTCACGAAAAACTTGTTGAAAATCTTTATGTTGTTGGCAGATTAGGCCATCGATAGGTGCGTGTTCGAAGAATTGCATAGTTGTCCTTTAAATGATTAAGCAGCGGGTTGAGCGGGCTCAGTGCCATACATTTTTTGAACAAATTCCATTTCTTCTTCTGTTTCTAAAATGTGTGCTTCCGATGCCTTACGTAAATCATTTATCTGTCTTAAGGTGAGTCTGGTCTTTCTTGTGTCACTACGCATAAGTTCTTCAAGGTCTCGTGCTGAGTCAAACCTAAAGTCGTTAGTAACTTTATTTGTTTCAGGATTTAAGTAAAATAGTTCTCGAAGAATCATAGTGTATTTATTACATTGGCACTGGGCTGGCTGCGGCTGGTGGTGTCATTCCCATGCCTGTATCAGTACCTGGTGGCATACTTCCAGGCATTCCTTGTGTCATATCCTCAGGTGCTGTAGTATCGCTAGCCATCTCAAGATCACTGTCTATTCCTGCTGCACTAAGTCCTGCACCACGTAGTTCACCACTAGCATCAGTGCCTGTAATAGGTGCCATGCCCTTCTCTTGACGCCATAGATTTTCGTTTTCTGCCATCTCTTCTTCGCTTAATCCTAAGAATCTCTTTAGGGCAAATCGCTTACTAATATATGGTACTGCCTGTATAGTATTAAAGGTGTTGATGCGCTGTCCATCCATCTCACTTTGACGATAACTAGCAAAGTTCAATGGTGCTTGGAACTTTAATTCAAATAAACTAGTATCAATGTTTACACCTCTATAATGTAAAAATCTCTTAAATTCTTCGTCAAAAACACTGGTTAATAGGCTTTGTAGGCGCATACAATAATTGTTAAAACGTAATTCTTGAATGTATGCTGTACCTACACGACCATCGTTATATTGTTGCTGTCCATCATCTGGACCACTGGGAAGATAACTGCTAGGTATACGTAAGGCTCTAAATAACTTGTTTGTAAAATATCTTAAATCATCAATTTCACCAAGATTTGTACCACCTGCCAGTGTTTCTACCTTACTGCCTCTGCCACCCTCTGTCTGTGGGAAGAAGTAATCTTCACCAATGCTTAATGGGTTGTAGGCGCTGTCAATAATGTTAGCGCCGCCGCCATTCTGACTTGGTATACGGCGTTGATGTATTTCATTCTTAACACGTTCAACAAAACTCATAGCCATATGACTGGGCATATTTCCTACATCAATATAGAAAATCCTACGTTCTGGAGCACGTTGTATACGATAGATTAGAATAGCATCTTCAAGTAATTCTTTTTGTTTGTATACTTTAAAAACTTGTTCAAGTAGGCTATTACCAAATGGATAATTGTTATCAAGACCTTCACTTAAACTCAAATGCACTACATGAGCAGCATCAATGGCCATCTCATTTTCATTCAAACTAAAGCGATCACCGTATTGAGTTGGGTATGCACCTGTTGCACCACGAGCCATACCACCACCAGCAATGTAATTACTACCACGGTTGTTTGTTTGATGTGGACTTTGTTGTATCTGTGTAGCAACTAAGTTTTTAAAATTCGGAGCAAGATCTCTAACCACATACTGTTCTGGCTTTTTACCATCACTTTCATTAACAATAATCTTGACCATTTTGCTAGGATCAACATAAAACCACTTTTGTGTTTCTGGATCACGTATGAACCAAGCATCACCAAACTTAAACGTATTTCTTACTATACGAAAAAATCTTGTGTCAAATTGTTGTAGTTTGAACCATTGTTGCAAGTATTCACGCAGCACACGAATTTCTGTATTCGTTGCACGATCTTTAAAACTTAGACTAAAAGTTGTGTTATTTTCTCTATTTTTCTGTGTACAAAATTCAGCAAGTATATCTAAGGCAGCATTAACTTCTGGATCCATGTCCATAGTGTCATACTGCATATATCTTTCAATACGATTAGGAGTTCCTACATAAATGTCAGGGAGAAAACTGCTGTAGTTGGCACGTGCAGGTCCAGGCCTATTACCGTTTCTATTGGTTAATGGACTTAAATTACCACCTTGATCATCTGTATTAACAGGTGTGAAATATCTTCGCCAACTCATATATTATGCCTTACACATTATAAAGATTGCCATTCAAACTCTTTGTAGCCTGTACCTG